AATCTTCTAATAGATCAAGGAATAAATAATGATATATAAATTTATAATAATTTTTTTTTTTGGAGTTTTTCAGTAATGCCTAAAATACCTACATTTACATCTAGTGAAGAAATGACAACACAAACTGGAAGTGTTACCTCAAACATACAAATATCTCCAGCAAACAATATATTTACTGCTACACAATCATTACAAAAAACTTTATCAAATGAATATGTAAAAGAAAAAAAATTAGAAGCAGATAATAAAGCAACATTAATACTTTCTGATTTATATGTTAATCAAGAAAATGGTCCTAAAGGATTATATACAATACAAAGTGAAACAGGAGCAAATGGAAATCCTAATAATGCTTCTAATTCTTTTGACAATGATGTTAATAAATTGTGGGAATATGCACAAGCAAATAAAGTTAAAGATTTAGATAATTTTACTAAAAAAGCATTAGAAAAAAAATTTTATGCTACTGCAGGTATATTTAAAACAAAAGCATTATTAGATTCAAGAAATACACAGTTCCAAGATACTAAAAAAATAACAGATGATTTTGTTATGAAAGATGCTTTAGCATTAAAATTAAATGGAATTAGTTATTTAGAAGTTTATAAAACAAATGTTCTTTCAAGAATAGAACAAGACACTACATTACAAGATTCTGGTATTAAAAAAAAACAAGCAGAATTATATTTAAAATTTGGAGAAAATACTTTAGGAGCTTCTCTTGCAGTTTCTCAACCAGAATTTTTAAAAGCAAATATTAGTAAATTAACAAGTTTATCAGTTGAAGAAAAACAAAAATTACTTAATGCTGCAGATGGTCAAATATTAGAAAATAATAAACAGCTATTTACTTTTGCTTTAAATTTAAATGAAGATAGCACAGCATCTCAACTTGTAAATGATTATCAAGAAATTGTTGATGGTACATTTGATGGTAATGTAGATTTAATTAAACAATGGGATAAATTACCTAAAGCCGACAAAGCTGCAATCATTGAATTTGCTAGAACTAAAAGAAGAACAAATACTTCAGAATTGAACAATAGACAAACAGCATTTTTAAATGAAAATAAACAAAAAGCTGTAAATGATTATAGTAAATTATTTAATAATTCAGATTTTTTAGAAACTATTGATTTGTTAAAAATAAATGAAGTATTTGGCGATCCTACTAATGCTTATGAGTTAGATGCTAAAAATCAAATAATTGATTTGTCTACAAAAGTTGGACAAGAAGAATTTAATAATGTTAATGAATATTATAAAAATTTTGAAATACAAAAAAAAATATTATCTGGAGAAGTAAAAGATCATATAACTAAATTTACATTGCCGGGTGAAACAGAAGCTAAAAGTATTACAGAAAGAGTTGGAGATGGAGTATCAAAAGCTGAATTTGGATTTTATTTAAATTACTTATTGCCTAATACAAATAATCCAGATTTTATGAATAATAATAATAAGTTATTTAAAGTAATAGAAACATTACAACCATCCATTGAAGGAGAAAGTTCATTAAAATATATTGATACAACAACAGATAATAGATTAAACAATTTTCAATCTCAAATGATATTAAGATTTAATAATGGTTTACAAAAAGGAATAAATGCAGACGAATTATTAGATAAGACTAGCAAAAATTATATAGGTAAAGGTTTAATACAACTTTATAAATCAGACAAAGATGCTATTACACAAATTATTGCAGAAAAATCTGCTGAAATATCTGGTGATAAAATTGAAGTACCACCTTACAGTGAGGAAAAATATGGATCAGTTGAAAATTATTTAAATTCAAAAGAATATTTAGATTATAAATTTCCGGGTAGAGTAAAATATAGAGAAGATTTACAAGATACTAGCGACATTACACAAGAAGAATTTGATGCTTTAGATAGTGAAGAAGAACCAAAATTTTTAGAAGAAGGTATATCTTATAAAGATAGTTATTATGAATATGATGAAGAAGGTAATCCACCTAAAAGATTTTTAGAAAGACTACAAAAAGATAGAAATCTTAAAAATATAAAACCAGACAAAATAAATTTTTTATTAGATTTTATTTTACAAGAAAATAAAGATTTAATTAATAATTGGAATAAACACTATCAAACAGATGGTACATTTAGTGGTGCTATAAAAGCAAATAATAGATTAAAAAGAAAATACACAGTTCCAAATGATGCGTTAGCTGCAATAGAAAATGCTTCTACAAATTTTGATGGTGATGGTGGTTTTTCAAAAAAATATTTAATAGATACTTTAAGTAAAATTGGTCAAATAGAAAGTCAATACAAAACTAAAGTACAAAAAACAAACAAACCTGTAAAAGAAGATAAAAAATTCTTAGCAAGATCCTATTGGCAAATAGAAGTAACTACAGCAAAAGATTTACTAGAAAAATCTGCTCCTATATTTGGTGGTAATTTTGAATCTACTTTTTCTAAAAAATATAAAGGAGACTATGAAACAGCAAGAGAAGGTTTATTAAATTTAAGCGATAAAGATTTAGTTGATTTATTAGAAAAAGATGATGTATTAGCTGCAAACATTGCTGCAGCATTAATAGTAACTAGATTTAACACAGAAACAGCATGACAACTATATCAGAGCAGATTAAAGACCTAACTGCAGCTGGAGCTTCTTCTACAGAAATAAATACTTGGAGCAAAGGAAAATTAGAAGATATGATTGGTGCGGGTATACCTGCACAAGAAATTACAGAAGCATTTGGAGTTGTACCTTTTGACAGAAAAAATGAAAAAAATTATTGGAAGTCTATATCTTCAGAGGTAGAAAAAGAAGTAAAAAATTTTCAAGACATTGATTTTTCTAAAATGGAAAGTTATGAAGATATACCTCAAGAAGTTAATGCAGCCGGTGCAATAGAAAAATTTTTATTAGGTAGTGATGAAAGGTATCAATTTTTACCTTACGTAAAAAAAGCACTAGGAGCATCTGGTGTTAATAAAATGCTTAAGTATCACACAACAGGAGAGTTTGGTTTTGAAGTAGATGTGCCAGAACCAGAAGGTACAGGATTTTTAGAAAAATTAACAGAAAGTGCTGTGGGTTTAGTTGCCGAACTACCAACATTTATTCCGGGTGCAATAGTTGGAGGTTATACAGCTGGACCGACAGGTGCAGTTGTAGGTGGTGGATTAACTGCAGGTACTATTCAAGGAATGTACACAGAGGCATTAAAAAGAGGTCAAGTTAAAAATTATGCAGAATGGTGGGATATATTTATGGAAGAAGGTTTAAGTGAGGGAGCTAAAACTGCTGCAAAATTATATGCTGCTTACAAACTACCTAGAGCTTTAGGAGTTACTTCTTTTATACCAAAAACATTAGCTCAATCTAGTGCTTATAGTGCAGCTGGTGCTGTATTAGGAGATGGTTTACCTACAGCAGAAGATTTTGCTATTACAACTTTGTTGTTTGCACCATTTAATATTAAAGCATCAAAACAAAAATTAGAAAATGTATCTGCAAAAACAGGTAAAAAACCTGTAGATATTATAGAAGATTTAATACAAGACAGAACAATATGGGAAGATTTAAATTCTACAAATATTAAAATACCAAGAGCATATAGAGATGTTTCTATAAAAGAAAAAAATAATCTTTCTGTTTTAGAAAAAACAAAAATAGAAGAACAAATTATTAAACTAAAAAAAAAAAACCAAGAAATTTATAAATTAGAAAGAGAAAAAAATGATCAAGATAGAAAAGTTACTTCTAAAATTTATAAAGAAACTGTTTTAGAAGTTAGAAAAAACAATCCAGATTCTACTGTTGCTGAAATAAATCGTGCAGTTTCACAAAAATTATCAGATAGAACAAATAAAAAATTACAAAAAAATATTTTAAAAATACAAGAGCTTGAAAAAAAATTAGATATATTAGAACCAATAAGTACAAAAGATAAACCAAATAAAATTATAGACGAAACTAGAGCAGAACTAGATAAAAGCATTGCTTACGACACTAAACCAAGAACATTTAACACAAAAGGTTTTGTAGATGATTTGTTTTATAATTTTTTAGATCAAAACCATGTATATAAAAGAGCTGTAAAACAAGCTGAAAAATTTGGTGTAAAATATGAAAAAGAAATTTCTCCTTATGAGAACTTTCAATTATTACATGGTGTCAAAGGTCCAATAGAAAGTTTTATTGAAAAAGGTGCAATAGATTATAAAACAGGAAAAAATGTAGGACCAGCATTAAAAGAAATATTTACAAAATATAAAATAAAAAATACAGATTTATATAAAGATTTTATTAGGTATTCTATTTCTAAAAGAGCTATAGAAAAAAATGCTCAAAAACTTGAAACAGGTGTAAACATTAAATCTGCACAAAAGTTTGTAAAAGAAAATCCTAAACTTGAAGCACCATTTAGAGAAGTTGTTAAAACTTCTGAACTATCTTTAAAATATTTATATGATGCTGGTGTTATACCTAAAGAAACTTATCAAGCCGCATTAAAAGCTAATAAAGATTTTGTTCCTTTTTACAGAGATTTTGTTGATGGTTCTGGCAGAGGTAATTTTTCTAAAAATGTTAGAAACCCTTTAAAANTNTTTAAAGGTAGTAAAAGACAAATAGTAGACCCATTTGAAAGTGTATATAACAATATATCTACTTATATTACTATTGCTAAAAGAAACGAAGCCAATTTATCATTTATAGAAATGATTGAAAAAGTAAGAAAGGTTAATCCAGATTTTTTTCCAGAAGTACAAATTTCAGTTAAAAGAACTAAAGAAACAAAAATTTCAGCTAAAGAATTAGAATCAGTTGTTGATAACCCTGCTAGTTTAAAACCATCTGTAGCAGAAGGTTTTTCTGTTTTTAGAAAAGAATCTGGACTATTAAAAGATTCAGAAATAGTTGTATATAGAAATGGTAAAAGAGAAGTTTGGGAAGTAGGTGAAGCCTTTGCACGACCTACTAAAATGTTTGACAAAACTACATTTCAACACGTTGCAAATTTTTTTTCTATACCATCAAAAACATTAAGAGCTGGTGCTACTGGTGCTGGAGAATTTATATATAATAACGTAGCAAGAGATGCTGTTAGTGGAGCTATATTAAGTAAAGGTTGGTATGTTCCTTTTTCTCAAACTTTAACAGGTATAGCAATGACTATAAATCCACTATCAAGAAAATTAGGTTATGATAAAATATCAGAAACATATCAAAAATCAGAAGCATTACAAAATTCACTTGTAACATTTGATAGAACTTATTTTAATTCTTCAATGAAAGAATATTTTACCAATACTAGACCAACAAATTTTATTAGAAATTTACCAGAATGGTTTAGAGTTTATACAGAATTTTCAGAAGGTATTAACAGGAAAGGTGTTTTTAAATATGCTGTAGAAAGAAATTTAAAAAAAGGATTATCAGAAAAAAATGCTATAAGAAAAGCAGCTATTGAAACAAGAGACAACCCAATAGACTACAGAAGAATGGGAGCTTCAATTCAAAGTTTTAACCAAATTTCTGCTTTTTTTAATGCTAGAATACAAGGTTTAAATCAAAATATTAAAGCATTTAAAGATAGACCTGTGCAAACTCTTGCAAAAACTTTTATGTATGTAACATTACCATCTATATTACTTTGGATGC